AGGCAGCGTCTTGCTAATCAAGGTCTAGTCACTGGTGGCGAGGCTTATGAGAATGAAATGCGTACTATGGGCCAGAACAGGAATGACTTAGAGCTACAAGCTGCTGCACAAGGTATCAATCTTGATGCGATGATGAATCAGCAAGGATTTGGACAGGCTCAGGCTCAAGGTCAGTTTGGCAATGAAGCGCAACTAAATCAGTTTCAATCTGCCTTACAGAACGCTGGCATGGGCAATACGGCACTCCAGCAAGACTACCAAAACCAACTGGCAGGCCAAACTGCACAAAATGCAGCTGCTGCACAAAACTACAATCAGCAACTAGGTATGGCTCAGTTTGGCAATACAGCGCAGCAACAGAGTTTAGATCAGCAACTTGCACTGCGTAACCAGCCACTGAATCAGATCACGGGCTTAATGAGTGGGTCGCAGATACAGATGCCACAGTTTCAAGGCTATCAAGGCGCTAATATTGCCGCCGCTCCGATCTATCAAGGCGTACAAGATACGTTTCAAGGTCAGATGGATCAGTACGGTATTAGACAAGGAGCAAAAAATAATATGATGAGCGGATTAATGGGTCTTGGTGGCTCTGCTATGGGCGCTGCTGCTATGTTTGCATAATGTTAGGACTAGCTTTCTCAGGCGGCAAAGATTCTCTGGCTTGTTGGTATTTATATAAAGCTAAGAATCCTATCGTGTTATGGGTAAACACTGGCAAGGCTTATCCTGAGACTTTAGCAATTGTTGATGAGATTAGAGCAGAAGCAGTCGAATTCATTGAGATTAATGTAGATCAGCAGGCTCAGATTGAAGCTAATGGCATACCTAGTGACATAGTTCCAATTGCCAATACTGTACATGGAATGATTGTATCGGGTAAGAAGGATGTTCTGATACAGAGTTATTTGAATTGCTGCATGGAGAATATTACTCTACCGCTGCTTGAAGCAATGAAAAAGAGGGGTATTACCCAGATCATTAAGGGTCAGCGTAATGACGAATCATTCAAGGGTGAGTCTAGGCATGGCGCGGTTATGGACGGTATAGAGTATATACAACCTATAGAGAAGTGGACTAGCAAACAGGTATTAGACTTTGTGGCAACGCAACGCGGTCAACTGCCGGAACACTTTAGCTTAAACCATACAAGCCTCGACTGCTATGACTGCACAGGCTTTATGAAGGACTCAGCAGATAGGGTTGAATGGACTAAAGTAAACCATCCAGAACTATATGATAAGTATGCGTTAAACATGAGCAAATTAAAGGGTACAATCATTCCAATCGTTGAGCTAATGAGGTAGTTATGGCAAACAGAATCGTAAATTTCCAGATGCAGCAACCGGGTGAGATGGCTAATCCACAGGCAGTAGGAGTGCAACAGCAAAACCGTTTGTCACTAGCTGAGAGGCTTAGGAAGTATGGTCTAGGTCAAGATGAGAGTGGAGCGCAGTCTTTTTCTGATTCATTTAATCAGCAAATGCGGAATCAAATGAGGCAGCCACAGGATGCGCCACAGACACCACAGCAGCAACAAGCTGGTCAAATTATGAAGAGCTACAACGCTAGTGGTGGTGGCTCTGAGATGGGATGGAAGCCAAGCGCGCCTATGTCAGCGCAGCGTGGAATGATGGGTTCTGCGGCAAGAACTGGTGGTGCAATTAGCAGAGGAGCAAGCAATGCTGGTGGCGCTCTCAAGTCGGCTGCCGCTGGCTTTGGCAAACTTTTCGCATAAGGGAGATAGTCATGGCAGATAACCAATTCATTAACTTCAATTCACAAGATGTTGCTGATATGTATCGGAGGAATCAGTACGCCAGAATGCTACAGGATCAGGCTAACGCACCCATTGAACGTGCTAGTTACAAGGGCATAGAAGCTCCTCTTCATCCAGTACAGGGCGTTGCTAAGATGGCTGCTGCTCTTCTTGCTGGCTACCAGCAGAATCAGATGGACAAGTCGTATGCTAGTGAGAAGGCTGCTGCTGAACAGAAGCTAGTTGCTGAACAAGAACGGCGCAAGGCAGAGGTTGCTGACTACCAGAAAGGATTTGATCCTACACTTAGTGCTGGGCCTTCTGGTGGCCCGGGAGATTACGGTACACCAGCAACCATCTCTACCCCAAAATCACGCGGAGAGATACTTGCTCAGGCATTGCGTGGAGCAGGAAGCGACAATCCACAGATAGCTAACATTGGTCGTATGCAGTACGAGCAGCAAAATGCTATGGCGCAGGATGAGAATAGGGCTGCTGAGAGGGCGCAAACAAGAGAAGATATGCTGGCTGGTAGAAAGCAAGCGCAAATGAATGCAGATAGAGACTACAATCAGCAAGTAGAGAAGAATAGGCAAGATAGACTGCCAACAAAAGCTGATATGGCTGTTGATGCTGCAAAAGCTCAAGATAACTTACAGAAGTCTATATCTACTCAAGAGGTATTGAATGGCGCTGTAGACCTATATAACCACCCCGGCAGAAAGGCTGCTACTGGAGCAAGCTCTATATTGGGTATGGTTCCCGGCACAGAGGCAAAAGGATTTGCAGCGAAATTAGAGACATTTAATGCTCAAACATTCTTGCCAATGGTATCTGCTCTTAAAGGAATGGGCGCTCTGTCTGATGCTGAAGGTAAGAAACTATCTGCCGCTGTCGGAGCTTTGGATAGGGGTATGCCAGAAGAAGAGTTTGCAAACTCCTTAAAGGGGATAACGCAATATCTTTACAAGAAAGGCAAGGCAGCAGGTCTTAACCTTACTGAGCCTGACTTTAGCGCAAAATCTAGTAATGATGCGGGACTAAAATCTATTATGGATATGTACGCACCAAAGGGGAAATAATGGCAGACATTGAGAGAGCAAAAGCTGCGCTACTTGCTGCTCATGCAGCCGGAGATACTGATTCAGCACAAAAACTAGCTGACTACATTCGTGCAGATCAGACAGTTTCTAAAGGGCCATCAGAATCTAGCTCTATGGCTAGTGGTAGAGGGGCTGGAGGCTTTACTGGTGGCGTTTTAAGCGCATTGCAAGGCCCAACACTAGGCTTCTTAGATGAGGCCGCTGGAGTGGGTTCTGGTGTGTTATCTACTCTACAAGGAAAGGGATACCCTTCGGGCTATGAGTCTGGTCGTGACTATGTTCGTGGCGCTGTTAAGCAGCATGAAGAGGACTATCCTATAGGATCACAAGTAGCTAGAGGCTTTTCATCGTTACCATTGGCTTTTATACCCGGTGGTCAGGCTCGTACAGCTACAACACTAGCTAAGGCTCTGCAAGCAGCAAAAGTAGGCGCTGGATATGGTGCGGCTCAAGGAGTCGGCGAGTCCACTGCTGAAGATATAGTACAGCGTCTAGGTGTTGATGCTCTATCTGGCGGCGCTTTAAGTGCTGTAACTGGTGGTGGATTAAGCGGTGTAGGGTCAGGAATAGGCGCTGTAGGAAGCAACATAGCGCAGAGAATGTCTCAGGGTAGTGCAGGTCAGGTAGCGCGTGAGAAGCTGGCAGAGGCTCTAGGCAGAGATGCTAGAGGCACATTAGCACAGACTCCGGGTGCTTTAACGAATGCTTCAGACATGGCTGCTCGTAGAATGCAGAAGCTAGGCCCAGAAGCTACGATAGCCGATGCTGGTGGAGCTAGTTCAAGACAGTTACTCGATACTCTGGCTACATTGCCGGGCAGAACAAAGCAACTTGTAGAAGGGCTAATTAGAGAGCGTCAGTCTGGTCGTGCTGGCAGATTATCTGCTGCCGCTAACGAATCTCTAGGTACTAAGGGTGCTGAATACCAAAACACCATACAGAGCTTAATTGATAGAAAGGCTACTGAAGCCGCTCCGCTATACAAGCAGCTAGAAGGTATGAGCGTAAGAGTAGACAATGAGTTAAATAGTCTATTGAAGGCTTCTGATAGCGCACATGGAAGCGCAGAATTATCAGCAAAACTTAGACGAGAAGTGCCAATTAACATATCTGCTCTGAAGGCTGGAGATGATATACCTTTTGCTGCGCTAGATAGCATTAAGAGAAGTCTATATGACTTAGGTAAGGATGCCAAAATAAATAACCCTAATATAAGCAATGATTACAATAGCTTGCGCGTTGCTCTTATTAACAAGATGGATGACCTATCTCCTAAGAACGAGGCTGGCTCTATCTACAAACAAGCTAGAAACGCCTTCTCAAGCCCAGCTCAACTACAGGATGCAGTAGAATCAGGTCGTGGCGCGATGAAAACAGACGCTATTGGCGTATCTGATATGATGAAGGGAATGACGCAAGATCAAGTAGACGCCTTTAAGGTCGGAGCATTGCAGTCTCTTAGAGACAAGGTAGGTACTGAGTCTGGTCAGACATCTCTACTTAAAATGTGGAAAGAACCTGCTACTAGCGGAAAACTCAAAGAGATATTTGGCAACGACTACAAGAAGTTTGCAGCAGATGTGGCTAGAGAGGCTAGGTTAAAAGAACTAGAGTCTGTAGGCAGAGGTAGCCAGACAGCATCAAGACTATATGCCGCTGGTGACTTAGACGCGCAGCCAATATCTAACGCTGCTCAAGTAGCTACAAGTATTGGCTCAGGTCAGGCTCTACCTGCAATAGCTGGAAGCGCACGAGGCATAGCTGGGATGTGGAACAAGGTACGGATGCCAGAAGCTACTAGAGACGAGATGGCTAGACTGCTTATGATGCGTGGTCAAGGCGGTCAGCAAGAGTTACAGAACCTAAAGCCTATGATGGATAGATTAGCGGCAGAGCGTTTGCGTAGAGCAAGTGCTACTGGTATTGGAGCAGGACAAATTTCAGGAGGTGAGTAATGAGCTATAACGGAAGCGGGGTATTTACAATAAACACGGCTGGGCAACCAGTCATCACTGGTACAACCATCTCCAGTACAACATTCAACAATCTAACGGCAGATCTAGCGACAGGTCTGACTACAGCATTGACTAAGGATGGTCAGTCTACTCCTACCGCCAACATTGGCATGGGCGGGTTCAAGATCACGAATCTTGCCGCTGGTACTGTTGCCTCTGATGCTGCTAGGCTCGATCAGGTACAGGGTGGTAGCGCTACATTCATCACGGCGGCGGGGACTGACACCATAACAGGCACGACCTCACCAGCACTGACAGCTTATGCTACAGGCAACCAGTTTAGCTTTGTCGTAGCTAACACGAATACTGGCGCTGTAACCCTGAATGTAGACGGTATTGGTGCTAAAGCAATTACTAGGACTGGTACTACTGCTCTAGTCGCTGGAGACATGGTTGCAGGTCAGGCGGTCGAGATTATCTATGACGGTACTAGATTCCAATTGGTTAACGGCAACTCATTTACCAATCTTAAAGTCTCAGGAACTCTAGGTGTAACTGGTGTAGCTACTTTCACAGCACAACCCATAGCATCAAGCCTGACTGCGGCGCTACCTGTATTTACAGACGCTTCTAAGGGTCTGGTAAGCAACACAATGACGGGTACTGGTAACGTGGTTATGTCTACAAGTCCTACTCTGGTAACACCAGCACTAGGAACTCCAAGTGCATTAGTAGGCACTAACATTACTGGTACAGCTACAAACTTCACGGCTAGTAATGTAACTACTAATGCCAATTTAACAGGTGGGGTAACTTCTGTTGGAAATGCTGCTACGGTTATCACCAATGCCAACCTGACAGGCCCGATTACATCTGTTGGCAATGCTACTAGCATAGCAAGTCAAACAGGCACAGGCACTACATTTGCTATGTCTGCTTCACCTACATTCACAGGTACAGTAGGCGCGGCTGCTCTAACAACCACTGGTAACACTATACTGGGTGATGCAACTACAGACACACTGAATGTCGGCGCTGGTGGATTGGTAAAAGATGCTAGTGGTAATGTGGGTATTGGTGTAACGCCTAGTGCTTGGAGTTCATCTTCTAATGCCCTTCAAAATTCTGGCGGTGCTTTATGGCAGTTTGACGGTTCAAACTTTTATGTAGGGCAAAACTATTATTATAACGGCACAAATCGCATTTATACGACAACTGCTGAAGCAACAGAATACCAACAAGGAGCTGGAAGACATCATTGGCACACAGCACCATCAGGAACAGCAGGTAACGCTGTAACAATGTCAGAACGTATGCGTATCGACACTAGTGGTAATTTGTTGCTTGGTACTACAAGTGCAACAGCCATGTCTAGCCTTGTAGCAGCAGGGCAAGCAATTCAGCTTGGTGCAAGAACTTTTATTGGCACAAGCCCAGGTGGTGATAGTAGATTAGGTGGATTAGCTGGTAGCAATGAAACAGTTATTTATTGTAATGCAACAAGTAGTGCAGCTATTACAACTGCTGGAATCACGCTTGTTGGTTCTTTAGCTCAAAAAGCAACAGGAACTGCTTGGACTAACCCTTCAGATATTCGCCTTAAAGATGAAATTCAAGATTACACAAAAGGATTGCCTGAGTTAATGCAAGTTCAAGTAAAAACTTGGAAATACAACGGAAAAGGTAATACTGTTAAAGGTGAAAAAGGTTTGGGTGTTATTGCTGATGAAGTAATGACAGTATTGCCTAATACTGTTGACAATTACCAAGCCAAACTTAACGCAGATGATGAAGCTGATACAGACATTAAGAAGTTTGACGCTACTGAAATAACTTGGCTAATGCTTAACGCAATCCAAGAACTCAAAGCTATCGTAGATAATCAAGCAGACCAAATAAAAGCACTAGAGGCTAAGTAATGGAAAAGCTACTCAAAGGAACAAAATAATGGCAGACCCAAAGATAGTAACAATAGATGGTGTTGAGTTGGTTGCCGCCATTAAAGAACAACAAGCCCTAATCACACAGTTACAAGCAGATGTAGCAACACTCAAGGCACTCTCAGCATGACCATTAAAGACAAAGCTAAGAAGGTAGTGGGCAAGGTTGATGAGGTTATCGTTAAGACTGACTCCACCGTAGACCATGCGCTCGACCTTATAAAGTCCTCAAAGAGAACTGTTCTCATCATTATCTTAATCGTTGGACTCATTATTTGGATGGTGTAAATGGACGGTCAGATGATAATCAATTTACTGGCGGGGTCTGCACTGGCTGTAATAGGCTGGTTCGCTCGTCAACTTTGGGATGCTGTTGAAATACTGAAGTCCGACATAAAACATATTGAAATATGCCTACCATCGAACTATGTGCGAAAACAGGATATGTCCGATTTGAAGCATGATATAGAAGCAAGGTTTGATAAGATTGATAATACGTTAGAGAAGCTGTTTGAAAAACTAGACACCAAAGCAGATAAGTGAAACAGAAGCGCAAGTCTAAGACGCTCTGGTGGAACGGGATATTAGTCTTAATACTGGCAATAATTGAGCTTGCAGCTACTACCTTTCCTGTACCTCCAATTGTCTACTCAACTATGATATTCATATCTGGTGCTGGTAACATGATTCTTAGGTTTTACACCTCAGAGGCCATTAAATGATTACCTTGCAAGACTACTTTGGTGATAAGCCTCACCCTAATGAATACAATCTAAACGCTTTAACTTTACTATACCGCGTGAATAACTTACTAGCTGCGTATACAACTGATACTGGCAAATTTTGTGAAATCAATCCAATTACAGGTACGCTAGTCTCAGGCTCTAAGGGCGGGGATGGCGGCTTTAGGCTACCAACCTCTACAACAGGATCATCCAAGTCAGCGCACAAGACCGCACAAGCTGTTGATATTTATGATAAAGGCGATCATCTTGACCTCTGGATTGATAAAAATCCTGACTCTTTAATCAAGTACGATCTGTACCGCGAGCAAGCAGCATCTACAAAATCTTGGTGTCATCTTGGAACTAGGAAGCCGCTGTCCGGCAAGAGAACTTTCGCGCCGTGATTGTTACTTACTACGCATATATTCACCGAAAGCCAAATGGAATTCCGTTCTATGTTGGGAAAGGTACATTGCGTAGAGCAAATTCTCTCAAACAGCGAAATCCATATTATTTAGCAACAGTTAAAAAATATGGCGTAGAGAATATTGTTGTTAATAGCTTTGAGTGTAATAGTGAGGAAGATGCGTTTGAGTTAGAAATGTTCTTGATTGAGTGCCTTAAAGAATCAGGTATCAAACTTACTAATTGTACTAACGGTGGTGAAGGTGCATCTGGTTATGTTCACTCTGAGGAAGTGAGAGCAAAGATGTCTGCAATTAGTAAAAGAAGAATATATAAACCACACTCCATAGAAACAATAGCAAAAATAAAGGAATCAAATAAGGGAAAAGTTCGTTCAGCAGAAACACGGGCAAGAATATCTAGGGCAGTGAAGGGGAGAATTTGCAAACCTTTTTCAGAAGAACGCAAAGCAAATATGTCTATTGCAGCAAAGAAGCGTGGAGTTTCAGAAGCTTGTCGTGCAGCAGCAATTATGAAAAAAAGAGGGTCTGTACTTTCAGAAGAACACAAAGCAAAATTGGCTAATGGGCTGAAAGGGAAACCTGCTTGGAATAAAGGTAAAACTATGTCAGAAGAAACACGAGCAAAAATGTCAATTGCACAAAAAGCTAGATATAAATAGAAATAATGATACCCTTTATAGCTGGATTACAGGCACTATCTCTAAGTAGTAAAATTGCTATCTGTACAACGCTCTGTGCTGCATTATTTTCTGCTGGTCTGTACATGGGTCACCAAATCGGAGTAAGTGGCTGTTATGAGGCTCAAATCGAGGCGCAAGCCCACTCTATTGAGACAGGGATCAAACAGGCTGTGGTTTCAGATCAAACGGTCACAAAGTATGTGGACAGAGTACAGGATTTGCAAAAAACAAGCAGAGCGATAATTAAAGAGGTGATTCATGTACAAGATACTTGCACTTTGTCTGCTGATTGGAGGCTGCTCCACGACAGCGCCGCGAACAATGAACTTCCCGACACCACCAGAGATTCTGATGAGAGAACCGTTACCGCTACAGACGCTCTCGAAACAGTCGCAGCCAATTACGGTATCTGCCACGAAAACTCGCAAACCCTAAAAGCCCTCCAGTCTTGGGTCAAAGAGCAGTCGCTAATTAAGTAGTTATACCTGTTTTAGTATATAAATTGATATAATTACTTCTTGTACACGCCCGTAGAGTCAAACTTCTTCCTACCAGCAGCACAGGCAGGGCAAATCCTTCTTGTTACTTTACCCAGTTTATTGTAGACAGGCTTCCATGCGCTCAGGTCTTTGTCTATGACATAGACGGGCTTATTGCACTGCATACAATACTTGGTCATAGATAGAAGTGGTGACCGCCACAGGTCTTATAGAACGGCCTGCCCCATTTAGGATTGACTGTTATAGCATGAAAATGCGTGGCCCTAAAAACATCCGTCGAGTATATCGCAGTCCTAGCAGACTCTTCTGCTTTTAACCATGCTGCCGACTCTTTGTTAGGTCTGTGTTCTGGCCTCAGTACGCCGTCCTGCATCTTGTCTTGCACCCATGAGAATTGACGCGGGGCTAGGATAACCTTCTTAATGTCCCCATCCTTCATCCGATTTAATGCAGTTTTTGCAATCAAAAATTGACAATGCTCAGGCTCTCCACGACCTTCAAAGTACACCGTCATGGTCAACCAGAGCAGTAGTTCGGTCATGTGTCATTCTCCGGCATAGTTACTTGCATACACGCTATCTCTGCTTGTACTGTTTTTCGTAGCCGCGTAAGCCGTTTCAGGTATGCTTTGGCTTTCTTGTCTCTATGCAACCCCGCAGCAACAAGGGCGTTAACCTGCATGGATTGCAAGTCAATCAAATGCTCTTTAACTTCCAACAAGTCGGATTCGGTCATATCATCGCCCATATTAAATATCCAACGATCCCAACAACCACGATCACTGGAGTAACGGCTATGCCGATCATCAGCCACTCGTGGTAGCTAAAACGTCTCATAAATTTATTTTTTATCATCTGTGACCCCCGTTACAAAGAACCTGCGGTTATGGGTAAAGCCGTTGGTTTTAAGCATCCCACGCTGGACGAGGGCTGCTAGACTAGCCCCAAGACTAGATGGTGAGATTGTATCGCCTCCCAGCGGCTTATTGAGCAGGTCACTGCGCCTAGTACCGGGCCATTTTTTGATATATTTGATGATGTCCAGCATCGCCATCGTCATGCGCTTGAGGGGCTTGGCACGGCTCTCACGCTTGTAATCGCGCATCTCGACCGTCCGCATCGTCCTTGCTATAGCCTCACGATCCTTTCTCTCTCTATGATTCTTACTGATGTTGAGGATGTCATCGGCTATGCCTGCCAGTGAGCCTTTACCAGTCAGCTTGCAATACTGTCCACCTACCGGGTAATAGTGTTCCATTTTAATCTCCTAAAAAATATAGCTTGTTTCAATTAAGCATCAAAACTTTTGTCAGCACTAGGCTATTTCGCGCACGATACATCATCTGGAGAGATGAATTTTTGAATCTTATATATAGCATCCTCCTTACCACGACCAATAATAACAGTATGCCCAATTCTCTCTAGGTACTCAATCCAGTCCTGTTGAGGCTCACTGATTACACCACCCTTTTCTCGCTTCATCTCGATCCATAAGTTCCACTCCGGGACAAATAGATCGGGAACTCCAGCAGTTACCCCCTCAACCTTTAACTTCATGGCACTAACTTTAGACCTCAACCCACCATTCGGTATGGCGAATATCCTAATCGGGAAACTTCTCCTAAACCACTGCACCAACTCCCTCTGTTCCTCATGCTCTGTCTTCATTCCCAGCTCCTTTGTGTAACCCTAAAAAACTTTCCATCCAGCTTGTACTTTATGTTTTTAGGGGCTTTTAATGTGTTCAAAAATATAGAGTTCCTTCCCATATCATTCAAAATATTAAACTCTGCGGCAGACATAACCTTGCATTGCCTAGATCGCTGCGCCATCATAAACAATGTCGCCACAGCTTTAGTACCGGCAAATCCCTCATGTTTAATGCAAAAGTATTCGCTCACAACCTTATCCGATAGCTTATGCCCGTAATATCTTACAAGTAGCATATGCTTCCCAGATTGCTGGCTGACATGAGGACTCCACTTCCACGACTCGACCCCCATATCAATACCGTCTATGCCCATAATGTCATCATTACCGAGCTTCAACTTTGGCCTAGCCTTTACCGGGAACGGTGTGCCGCAGGCAGGGCATACCATTACTGATATATGCACAATCTCTTGGCAGTTATCACAAACCTTTACTGGCGCTTCCCCATCACCATCTCCGCCCTTTTTAGGCGGCTCGACATTGGTAATAGGGCCATGCCGGTGAATATTGCCTGCAAAATCCAGCACTAAGCAATGATCTGTATGGAGTTTAGGCCGCATTCCTCGCCCAGCCATCTGGATATAAAGGCCCACGCTCATGGTTGGGCGCAGCATGACTATCAAATCCAGATCAGGGTGGTCAAATCCAGTGGTGAGTACATTAGCGTTCGTAACGGCTTTTATTACCCCACTACGAAACTCTGTCAAAATTCTGGTGCGCTCCCGTTTTGGCGTATCTCCAGTGACCATCTCTGTCACGATCCCGCGCCGGTTCAATTCTGCGGCAACATTCTCTGAGTGCTTTATGCCAGAGCAAAAGAATAACCAAGACCTTCTATCCCCAGCTAATCGTATAACCTCATCCACAACACGCTGATTTTGATCTGCCGTATCAACCGCAGCCTGTAGCTCACTCTCAATAAATTCCCCGCCGCGCTTGTGAACTGAGGACGTATCAAGTTCTGCCTCTGTCTTTTTAGACCTTAATTTTGCCAAGAACTCTTTATGGACTAGCTCTGGGATGTCAATAGATTGGAGTAGCTCATCGAATATGGCGGGCTTGTCGGTGATGACACCATGCCCTAGCCGGTAGGGGGTAGCAGTCAATCCTACGACCCTCAGATTTGGATTGATTGAGGTCAGGACATCTATCAGCGTCCGATACCCGCCCTCAGCGCCATGACCAACTAGGTGGCACTCATCAATAATGATAAGGTCTATATGACCAATCTCACGCCCGCGCTTTCTAACCGATTGGATACCAGCAAAAGTAATAGGATTACCCAGTTGGCGTAATCCCATGCCTGATGAATATATCCCCATCGGGGCATCAGGCCAATGCTCAAGCATTCTGGCGGCATTCTGCTCGATCAGCTCCTTGACGTGCGTTAGCATCAGGATTTTAGTATCGGGCCAGCTCTGTATTGCAGCCTTGCAGAAAGCGGCAATGATGTGACTCTTACCTGATCCAGTAGGCAGGACTAGGCATGGGTGCTTGAGCTTGCTAGTCCTAAACCAGTTGTCCAGATCGTCCAGAACTCGCTGCTGGTAGTCCCGTAGAGTTACCTCACTCATCCTACAATCCTCGCATCAAATATCATTCGCGTATCAATAATGTCCTTGGTGGGATTGGCACAGGCGTTTGGGTTTGCCACCATCTCTTTGCTTGAGAAGCAGTTGCAATCAGCAGCGCCATTCTTTACTGGCTTTCCGTCAATGATATATACCGCCTCATGCAGACTCTCGCTGTCGCCCCTCTTCCAAGGGACTAGGTCTGGGTGCAATACATGAGCATTGCAGCCAGTGCGTTGATTCTCTACCGCCAGCTCAAGATTGTCGTATCTGGCGCACGTCCATTTAGAGTCTGGCGTAGCCGTAGAGTGGGCGCAGGTACGGCAGTTCACCTCTTTGGTGAGCTTGGTGTCGTGGCAGAATGAATGAGCTGGACACCACTTGCATTGATACCAGTCTGGTGCAGCTCCGGCGCAAGGCTCCGGCATCCTATCCAGCATCGTAATTCTTTTCCCACGAGCTATATACTTTTCCGCCACTTCCTTTACATATCTAATACGTTCTGTATAGATGCGGTCATCGTCCTTGCAGACCCCAACGTACAGCGCCCGGTCAATCTTCTTGCCCATCATATAGACCTGCATCTGGATATAGTGCATGGGCTTACTAGCCTCGACACCAGACTTTACCAAGTCATCAAAGGACTTCTTGGAGTGGGTCTTGAACTCGGCGATGTGCTTCTTTGTCGGAGCCTCAGGCACTCCATGTGTAATAACTCCATCTAGGCTACCTGATACATGGGAGCCAAAGTCTACGCGGCTCTGAGAGCCACCAGTTGATACTATATTGATACCAATAGACCTGAGGTCGCTAACGATTTGAGCCTCCTCATTCTGCCCTCGCCGGAAAAGGCGCAAGACCCTGCCTTGAAACTTCTCTACTACCGCCCACCGAAATGATAGCCACAGCCATCTATCACACGGATGTCCTAGCGTTGACGCACCCATATGTGGGCGTGGCGGCTCTTGCCGATCCTCATGGGCGCGGTCTATCAATGCAGATAATGAATTAATCGGTTCTGGAATTTTCATATAATTACCCCCCCCCTTTCGGGAGGGGACTCCTATTACTTAGATGCCCAACTTGGGCCATTGGCTGATTTCGGCGCAGAAGTCTTTAATGCTGAAGGCATTGCTCCACCTAACGCTTTGTAAGATTTGATCTTATTCTTATCTCCATACTCTTCGCTGCGCTCTATCCCTAGATCAATTTTCATACTTGCACCTATCAATTGATCTGAGTCAGTTGCCGAACTAATGCCCCCGGCAAGCATAATAGAGGCGAATTGCTCACGTCCTATCTTTTCAGCAGTTGGATTTGCATTGCGAATATTGACATTTGTGAACACAACGCGGCCCTGATGGGTCGGGCCAGTAATGTCAAAACGAACAGCAATGTATTGACCAGTTCCAGACTTGGTAGCCTTTACCTCGGAACCGGTTATTGTTGCATCGTACCAACCCACTGGAAGTGGATCAAAAGAGTTAGAGGGCTGCGACATCTTGCTTAGATCAAAAGTTTCACCTAATGAGGCCATTTTTATTACTCCTTAATTTGAATTGAAAAGCTGGGGCGACCCGGCTCGGTTGTCACTGCGCCCAAAAGTGGACGAGTGATTTCTTCACTTGCTGACTTCCATGCAGTTACATTAATCTCAGGCTTCCATCTAAAAAGGCTTTGAAGATGGTCGGTAAGGCCATTCTCTTCCGCTAACTCGACCAACTTCTCGGAATTTACCTTACGATTAAGACGACCCACGATCTTGAGCTTGTAGTTCCCGACATCGAAATTCTCAGTCCCATCGAGAGACTCTGGAATCTCAAGGGCTTCTACAATTAAATCCTCAAAACGCCTACGCTTTTGCATAGCATCGGCTTCTGCCAATTTGCTAGACTCCCACAAACGGACTAGATACTCGATGTCAGCACTCATTTTGAGCCACCAATCTTGGAAATAATTGCACCAAGATCGGGTGCTTCCCATGTAGATAGTTTTGATGAACGGTCTTTTGCCAACCAAGAACCATCGGAATCACACAGCAACGCCCTCTGACTAATTCCGTCCTCGCCCTTCTCAACCCTAAGTGCCATTACTAGATCGAAAAAGTAGGGGAGTGCCTGACCAGTTTTGTTGCCGGGCATACTTGGTGAGTACAGAATCTTCCCGGTTTCATCTTGAGCCTTTTCGCACTTGGCGGTAAAGTAGACGTGCTTGTTGGTAATGTCCCTAAATGCCCGGATAATCTCGCTCATCTTGTCCTGCATAGCACCATACGCAGCACGAGGGTCTTTATTGTTTTTCTTTTCTGATGATAGGATTACTTCAGCTATCTCACTGATAGAATCCAGCGCAACAGACTCAAATCCATTGGCAGCATCAGATACAACCCATTTATAAGCCTCTTCCAAGTCATTCACGTTGCGTATTTCAATGTACGGAAGGTCTGCATCTTGTAAAGACAGCAACCCACCCTCTGCACTTAAAATAACAGGATGTGGCAAGGTCTTAATTAATGTTGTCTTGCCTGCACCGGCTTGACCATAAACCAACATCTTTACTCCGGCGGCGGATATACTTCCCGTGCCTTTTAATTGAATTGACATTTTAATCTCCTAAGTTTAAGCACATCATTTTGGAAAAATTCCGGTCGATGTGTATTTGCATAATATTCTAAAATGGATTATATTGCAAGCGTTACCGATAAATAATTTACGAGGGTGCTAACAATGTTAACCGCAGAAGATATTAAAGTCCGACTAACTAACTCAAATTTAAGGCGCGTTGCTCAGGATGCAGGCATACACGCCAGCACTCTTTACCGCTTCTCTAAGCCAGACTCTAGGCCATCGTATGCGACCATCAAGCTACTTAGCGACTACTTTGAGAGTCGCTCATGGCTGATCTAACTAAAATTCTGGGTGATTGGTCGCCATCTAGTCCAAAACAACTTGACCCACCAGAGATACAGTTATTTAACGCCATCAGGTCTGCTGGGCTAGAGCCTCCGGCAGATATTAGGCTCGATGGTCGCCTACATCGTTTCCCATCAGGAACAAAGGGTGGGAGTGGTCACGGCGATAAGTCAGGTTGGTATGTATGCTTTGGTGATGGGATACCGGCAGGTCGGTTCGGCGACTGGCGGTCTGGCGTGGAGATGTCATTCCGAGCCGACATTGGAAGGACGTTATCCCCATTCGAGGAGATGTCGCACACCAATCGTCTGGTGGAGGCTAGATCACTGCGGGATGCAGAGACAGAGAAGAAGCAAGAGGTCGCTGCCAACGTGGTCGATACGATCTGGTCTGGATGCACTTTTGCAACGACCGACCATCCGTATCTCAAGCGCAAGGACATTGACGCGCATGGGGCGCGGGTTACTGGTGATGGTAGGCTTGTTCTGCCGCTGTATGATGAGAATTCCATCTTATGTTCATTGCAGTATATAGATTCTGATGGTGACAAAAAGTACCACATCGGCGGGGCCACCAACGGAAAGTTCTGGATGGTAGGATCATTCGATGAGCCGGGGACGCTGTACATCGCCGAGGGATTTGCTACAGCGGCAACAATACATGAGCAAACTGGTCGCCCATGCGTGGCGGCGTATTCTGCATCGAATCTTGTCAAGGTTGCTGGAATCTTACGCGGTCGGCATGGAATGGAGCAGGACATTGTAGTTGTTGCAGATAATGATGAGTCCGGCGTTGGGCAATCCTATGCCGATCAAGCATCGGCTATTCATAAGACGCGCACAGTCACTCCTCCAGAGAGAGGGGATGCCAATGATTATGTGGCGGCAGGGCGCGACCTGTCAATCCTGCTCATGCCCCCAAAACTCGATTGGCTCGTGCAGGCAGACGAGTTCTGCTCCAAGCCAGAGCCGATTACTTGGTTAGTCAAGAAGTGGATTCAAGAAGAAGCCTTGATTATGGTGCATGGCCCGTCAGCCGGTGGTAAGACGTTCGTTGTTCTGGATTGGATTCTCAGGATGGCGGCAGACTTACCCAACTGGTGCGGGGAGCAGCACAAGATCAAGCCGGGTGGTAATGTCATCTATCTGGCGGGTGAAGGTCACAAGGGGATCAAGTCCAGAGTCGCTGGGTGGAAGCATTACCATAATGTTCCGCGTCTCAGGATGCACATCTCCCGTGATGGCTGCGATCTGAATACAAAAGAAGGCTTGCAACGTGTTGTTGATAACATTAATAGCTTGAATCAGAAGCCTACTATTATCGTGGTAGATACCCTGCATCGGTTCTTGCTGGGTGACGAGAATTCGAGCGTTGATACCAAAGGTATGCTGGATGCCTGCTCTGTTCTGATGTCTAAGTACAGATGTACGGTGCTTCTGGTGCATCATACTGGCGTGTCTGAGGAGACACAGCACCGAGCGCGGGGTTCGTCAGCGTGGCGTGGGGCGTTAGATATTGAGATCAGTGTCGTCCCAAGCAAGCAGCGCGGAGGCCCAATCGAGATCATTCAAAGGAAGAGCAAGGACTCAGAATTGACCGATTCTGTGTGGGTAGAGCTTGAGAGATTTGCTGTTCCGGGGTGGGAAAATGAGGACGGTGAGCCTTCGATGGCGGCAGTTGTAAATCAAATTGATGCCCCAAAAGAGGTCAAAAAGGACTCGAAATTATCGGTCAATATGAAGGTTTTTGAGAACGCATGGTGGAGTGCTGGGGCAGAAGTTAGGAACGAAAAACCGTACCTAAGTAGGTCTGGTTTGGTCGAAAAATTGCAGGCAGATGGGGTGTCGGAAACGCTAATTTCGAGAAAATTGAGGCCGGGGAGTGAGGATCAGCTAATTGGGTCGCTCAGACTGGGTGAAACCATAGTTGACCACGATAATGGGTGGGTGGTCAATGATATGGTTTGGGGTAACTTACTGATGATAAACAAGAATTCAAGGTAGTGTACCACTGTACCGTACTGTACCGAGGCGTACCGGTACGTTTTGGTACAAAAACGAGAATAGTGTACCGTACCGTACCCCCCTCTTTAGAGGGGGTACAGCGGTACGCTCGATGTGCGAAATCTTAGTACGATAAAAAACTTGACATATATTAGGAATGGTTTACTATCTTATTTATCGAGGTCACTGGGACTGAGAGATCACAAATCTGGAGATGCAAAATGAGCAAATATGACGAGTTCTTCCCACGCCAAAAGCGCCCACCATTCGAGCCTACACCTTGGCTCGTAATTATTATCGTGGTGATGGCGATTGCCTTCACTTCCTACCTCTCGCAATCTTGCTAGGAGCATAAAATGGATATTATCGAAATTACAGCGTTTCAAGTCGGAGCAGCTAGGTTGGTCATTAGCTTTTCCAGAGCAGACAATGAAACCAAAAGGAATCTGCTGGACTCCTACACTGCAATCGTCAGGGAGTATGAGGAAGCCTTGTACCACAACCGAGAGCAAGAACAGAATCAGGGCTTGGACGAGGTGGAATTGGATCAGTATTTAGACGATCCACGTCACGGACAGGCTGAACCGCTAAACAGAGGTGACTTCTAATGAACTCTAACTACGATACTAGCCCTAGAACGCTCAGAGAGGGCGTAGAACGCAATAAGTCTCACGATGGATACCTACCCTACCTAAATGCTCCCCGAGGGCTTGTAGGAGGCTACAGGTCATCTACGTGGCAAGATGACGACAGGGCTTTCCTTTTGTGGGTCAAGGTTGTGGTAGTTGCTACCGTTGGTGGTTTGGTTACTCTTATTGCGGTGGTGGCAAATGGCTAAGGCGGTCTCGAGTATTCGACTACTAATCTCAACCACTCAAGGGCTTATCACCCTGTCGCAAATCAAAAAAATACTTGACTTAACCTCTGCTGAGATT